CCATGTGAATAGCCCAGCCTTGATATATTTAGCATTACGATAATCCATAAGATTACCAAGTTCTAATCCCCAAATAGTTTTTGGTTTACCACCACGATAACTTTGAGTATGATGAGTCAGACCCATGCGGTGAGTATGACCGCAGACAACGGACATACCTGAACGCTTTGCTAGACCTAATGCCGTAGCACCAGCCGTAGGTTGGACGTTACCTTCATCACCATGCATCAGTAACCAGCCAGGAGCGAGTTCATAAGGGTCAGAGTGATACTTAATCTCAAGTTCATCTAGCCCAAGAAAGTTCTCCAACTTTAATTCAGGTAGGCCAAGCAATCCTGGCGCTCTCATAGCAACTGTGTTAAAGAGTCTATCTGTATGATTACTGCGCACCATGTGCTCAACAGTTAAGTCGTATAGAACTTGTCGTGTAAGGTCTCTATCCCGTCCGATAGAACGCTCATACTCTAACTCAGTGCCTTTACTCCACTTACTGATAGTCTGCATATCCATCTCATCGCCACAGGATACGACGGTATCTGGTTGGTACGCCTTGATAAATCTAGCCACAGCCTTAGTGGCTTCTACATCGTGGTACGGTACTTGCAAATCAGATATGCAGACTATAGTTTTCATGGCTTCTTTTTAACCGCTTTCTTAATAGTCTTCTTGACAGTCTTCTTGACTGCACGACGTTTATTTTCTAGTGCAACATTATCTTTCTTTTTAAGTACACGTAGATTTGAAATGCGGTCATCACCTGCACGACCCTTGTTATTCTTGTGGTCAACTTCTGAATCTCTAGGTAAGGTTTGACCTGTTGAGTCTTCGTAATCCTTACGAGCCTTATTAGTTGATGTTGTAGTGGTAGAGCCATCCTTCTTCTTACGTTTGATAACGTAGATAGGTCGTCCACCATTTTGCTTGCTTCCTTTGTATGGTCCAAAGATTTTCATCAGTTATCCCATTGTCCTCTCAGTACTAGCAATCCGATGATTGCGTAGTTTGCCATATCCTTAAATGAATCTTCTAAACTCTCATGCTCTGGGTCAGCACCGCTATCAACCAAGTTGTTGATGCGTGCTAACTTGTCATGCATGCGTACTCGTAGACCGTTGACTGCACCGCCAGGGGCTAACGAAATGTTCTTAGGGCCGTAGTCCCTATGCTTACTAATGAGGAGTTGAGACAACTCATTAACTGTATTGTCGATATGAGTTTCTAAATGTAACTCGCGTGTTATATTCACTTATCCTCCTCTAGTAGTTCTTCAAGTTCTTCGTCTATCAAAGACATGTGCTCATGTATAATTGCATCTTCAACTAATCTCTTCATTAGACCAATGTCTGACTCTGCTGCATACAATGTTCCGTATGTTAGTTGGGTTATAGTGCGCACCTTCTCTGGATTGTCAGCGTTGTCAAAGAGTTGACGTAGCATACTTCCAACCAGTAATCTATACCCATTAGGTAAGATAATCTCTGGATTGAATTCTTCTTCACCATTGTCTTCTATTAGATGGTCAGTGGCTTCAAAGATGTTATCGAAATGTTGTCCGCATATACCGCAAGGTGGAATATCAATCAATGTTTAATCCCATCTTTTCTTTGATGAACGTCGCGCCGTATCGAATATAAGCAGAGTTAACATCTTCTCCGTCTCCGAAGGTAATCGTGGTGACTGGTAGTTCCCTCGCAAGACTTGCTGCGAACTCACGCCCTGGGGCATCACCATCGGCAAAGACGAAGATGCGTTCAAAGTCTGCAAGTAATCTTGTATAGTGCTTCTTCCATGAGTTGGCGCCAGGAACCCCAATGCAGGGAACTCCAACGAGACGAGACATAGTAAGCGTGTCCAATTCTCCCTCACAGACTCCAATCCAATCACCAGCATATTCAATATCAAGTACGTTGTACATCCGAGTATCAACACCGACCATACCCATATACTTCGGTTCAACGGCAGGATTAAGAGAGCGAAAACGCAAATCAACCACGCCAGTCTTCGTGATATACGGAATACTAAGTCTGCCCGTGTACTGTTCATGTCCAGGTTCAGGCTCCTCTACTACGCCTAATCGCGCCAGACGCGCTACTTCCTTGCTTATTCCCCGACTTGCTAGGTAATCTTCCGCCAGAGAGATGCTTTCCGCGTACTTGCTGGTGGCTCTCCCCAGTAATTCCTTCTGCGATTGACTTTGCTTCACGTATATCGCACCCTTCCTTCTTTGCAATTATCTGAATGCTGTTGCCTTGCATGCCACACGCGAAGCAATTAAAAATATTCTGTCTTGTATTAAAACTAGCACTTGCATGCGAGTCATTATGGAACGGACACTTGACATTGACCTGACCAGAAGAGCGGTTAATGTTAGCACCGTAATGCTTCAACACTGCTACTATGTCTGGTAAATCATCCACCAAATACATCGCCCAACCTTAATACTAGATAGGAATCTGCTATTGATTTTCCTCGAGCCTTGATAAGTACTGCAGGGAGGATTGACTGACCGTCGATACCCCTTGCTTCCGCATAATGTTTTGCTTCGATTTGAGCCTCTTTCGTCCAACCGCTGAGGTCAATAGCGTTACCCGCTCCTGGGGCTTTGCATTCGATAATGCCAATGCTTCCAAGGAAGTCTTTGCGGACGACAACGTCTCCCTCATCTTTTGCACCTGTTCGAGCAAGTCGTTCACTATCGTATCCATTTGCTCTAAACCAGTCTCGGATGTCGGTTTCATAGGTCGCACCTCTAGCCTTGTGACTCTTCCTTGTTGTCATCTTTATCTCCAAAGTTAGGTACTTCTATTGCTTCAATTGCCGTACGCAGTGCGCCTTCGAAGTTGGATGTGATTGCATCTGCTGCATCTTGCCAACCGTGGATGTATGCTTGTTCTAAAGATTTCATTGTGTCCCCTAAACATTCTCTGGTATATCGTCGATGTACATGTATTCTGGATTAAATGCTAGCCATGTCATGAGCGTTCCGTTGGCATCTGCTCTTCCATAGCGATTCTTGACTGATGCAACGCCCATTGATGTGCCAACAGTCCCGAGCGTACATATGAGTGCAGGGAGTTGAGAGACTTTTCCTTGGATTGCACTTCTTGGTTGACAAGGATTTCCTGGAACTGCTTCCGAAGTGTGATGTAGTACAACAATCGCTGCATTAGTATCTCTCGCAAGAAATTTCAACTCCTTCATAATTGCTCGCATAGATGCGAACTCCTCGCCACCGTCGGTGGCTACATCCATGAGGTTGTCCAAGATGATTAGGTGCGGAGGGCAACCCCACAACTCTTCAAATGCTTGGACTTCCTCATCGATATCTTCTAGCGTGGGTGATGATTCGAATGACCAGACTATATGATTTCCTTTTTGGAGGACTGCCTTAGTCCAACCAACATCAGTATTAAGTTTCCGTTCTACATCTGACTGGCTCTTGCCAGAAATCATAGATGCTAAACGCATAGCCATTGTATGTGCGTTGGTATCTGCAGATATATACAATGTTGGTACGTTAGTTTTGAGTGCAAGTGCCAGAGCAAGGGTAGATTTTCCTGCTCCTGGCGCACCTGCAAACATAGAAACTTCTGAACGACGAATGATAATCTTATTCGCTTCGAATGCTTTAAAAGAACTAGGAAGGGGTTCCCCTCCGATAGAGGCACGTCCTACTGAGCGTACTAGTGTTCTCATCGGCACCCCTCCTAGTTAATTTAAAATGGAAATTGTTCTGGTATTAGTTGACTGGCTTGCATTGGTCCGCGCCCTGAGGCATCGGACAGACCCACATTGCGTATGGATTCCCCGTCTTGCTGGAGATTCCCGACTTGTACTTGCGAGGCCCGTGTTGGCACGTCGGTCCACCCTGTACGGGGGTTGCTGGAGCCGTAGCGGACGGAGCCTGAGCCTGGGGTGGTACGGAGGAGGTGGATTGCATTGTGCCTTGAGTTGAAGGCGATGTCGCTAAAGGGGCTACCCCATACGCACCGACTACCAAACGCTGAACTGCTGCAATCTGAGTTGAATAATCGCCCATTGATTCCAATAGGACGCTAAGTTCATCTGCTGTCTGTGCTCGTACGTTAATCATGTCACCAGCAGGTGTCTTATATGATACTTGTAACTTCCAGTCTTCGGCCATTTATTTATCCTTCTTAATCGAGAATTGACAGTACTCTGTGAGTCCACACATGTACTGACAACTGTTTGTGTTGGGCAAGAATATCGCAGCCTTACGGGCTTTGTCAAATGTTTCTATGAGGTACTCCATCTTTTCGTAGGTGTACTCAGATAGGTCAACCATCTCAGAGATGTTGTTACCGCGAGACATGTAGTAAGTTCCCCATTTGACTTCGATGCCGAACTGTTGTTCGAGACCTAGTTTGTAGAACCCAAGTTGTAAACTGCTGGTAGGTGTGTTCTGTGAAGTCTTGAGGTCGACAATGACAAGTTCGCCATTGACCTCAAACACACGGTCGATAATCATCTTGACTGCTACGTCTTTGACGACAGGAGTTAGGGCAAGTTCAATGCCTGGGTTGCCATCTGGTGCTGTCCAGATTTTCCAGTGAGCGTTGGTCTTGCGCCATGCGATGTAAGCCTCGACCCACTTAGGGCCAGCGGTTTGCCAGAAGTTGACGTCTTCCTTGTTAGGATTAGCCTTGGTAGCACGACCACCAACGCGAGCATTGGTTAGGTCAGTATCACCTTTGGACTCAAGCCATGCTTGGTCCCATAGTTGTTGGGTACTCACATGTTCTCCTTATCGTAGTTTTCACACGCTAAGTGGAACGCTGAACCGCCAACAGACCAGACGGATGGGGCTTCTTCCTTGTTGAGGAGTCGGCCAAGGTAGTATTGATACCCACACGTGAGGTAGGTAGTGAATGCAGAGTACGATATGTGCTCTGGTAGAGTATATTCTTCTAGTTTGATTGACATAGTTCTATTATAGACATAGACACCGCTAGGTGTCAATTGTTTAAATAATTGACATTTAGAAATTTATCTGTATACTTAGTTATGTAAGTAATTATATAAAGGCCTTCGGCCTTATATATATAATATATTATAATATCTAAGGAGTACTATGTCAAACTTTCTAGAAACGTTCTTGGCAACACTTGCTGGTATCGCATCATTCTACCTGCTAGAAGCAGTCTACTACGACATCAAGGCTCGAATCCGAGGCCGTGAGTACGAGTTCTTCATGGAAGAGTTAGAAGAAAACCTACAAAGATAACCCCTTAAAACGACAAAAGACCCCCTCGCCCTAGTATAATCACTAAGGTAAGGGGGTTTCTTGTCTTAAAAGGGCCTTGTAGGGCTTATTAGGGCTATTCTTGAGCGCTGCGACCAAACTCTGTAGCAGACGAATCTAGCCACTTGAGGATTGGACCAGCAGCACCAGCAAGGGCTGCCATTGATAGAGTCTTTAGGTCTGACTCACCAGCAAGGAAAAGTGCTACGGCAGCGGCTGCTGCGGCACGAAACCATGATAGTGCGATTTGCTTGAATTGTTCCATGTGTGTACTCCTAGGGGTAGGTTACTTTGCACCATGCATTTTACAGCAGGTACAAACTTGGGTTTTATAAGCCTTCTTGACTGGCAAGGATGTAAGTGATGCTACTACCTGATTAACAGGCTTAGGAGCATTCATCCACCAGAACCAAGGGCTAGTGTCTTGTCCCATGTCTTCATTGATAGAAATATGCAGGTGCTTATTGTGCTTGTTGGAGCCGTTGTATTCACGGTCTCCTTCGGATGCACGTTCTACTGACCAAATCTTGCCTTTAAAAATTAGATACTTAACTCGCTTATCTTCCTTTAACTTCTGGAAGATGTCAGCGCAATCAATCTTGTGCTTAGGGTCGTGAGTTAAATCAACTGCAAATCCAGTATTATGGTCGCTGGTTGGACTCTGTGTTAAATGCGCTCTCGACGGCAGAAGTCCATCTGATGCTTTCATACGCAATGGTGCTATCGCTGTGGCCTGTCGAAGGACAGCAATAGCGGCAGGTGTGGCTTTCTTGGCAACATTCTTCATTCATTCTTCCCTCTTTGTAACATCATCTGGTAGAGGATTTCTACCTTTTCTTCAAGTCGTATGACCGAATCCTTTAGGCTTGA